ATAATAGTTTGCACCTTCATTTACACCAAAGGTAATAGTGGCATTAGACCCGACGTAAACATTGTTGTATGTTACTCCGCCCATCTGTAAATTAAATGGAAGATTCATTCTAATTCCAGCATCATCTGTATTTGCTAAAACATTTGATGTTGTTCCAACTGTGGCTGCTAAAGCATTTACCGCATCTTGAGCGTTATTAATTGCTACATTTGCTTGAGTTAATTGTGTTTGAGCCTCTGTCTGTGCAGGAGTTACTGCTGCTACCGCCGTGGTTGCCGTTGCCACTGTGGCAGTTGCGGTATCTATTGTCGCCTGTGCTGCCTGTATTGCAGTAGAGGCTGTTGCGGCCTGTGCTACTTCTGTTGCAATTGCTGTTGCTACTTGTGTAGCTGTAGTTGGTGTTTGAGTCATTAATGTAGTTGCTGTTGATAATACTGTTGCAGTTGCGGCCTCAACCACTGGGGTTGCCGCTGTAACGGCAGCTTGTGCAACAGATACTTCTGGGGTTTGTGTTGTTGCAGTTACAGGTATTGCTGCAACTGCTGTGGCTACGGCAGTTACTGCGGTAGTAACGTCTTGCGTTACTGCTGTTGCTGTTGCTACAACTGTGGAAACATTTGATACTTCTGCTACGGCAGTAGTGGCTGCTGTGACTGCAGTAGTTGCTGCTGCTACGGCTGTGTTAGATGTTGTTACTGCCTGTACTGCAGTCGCAATAGTTGCTGTTGATGTATCTGAGGCTTGTGCTGCTTGGGCTACCTCTACTGTTGCAGTTGCAATAGCTGTATTTACTGCCTGCTGTGCAGGGCTTACAACAACCTGCTCTGAAGGCGCTGGCGGCTCATTGGCATTAGCAAAGCTAGGACTAAAAAGAAAAAGCCAGCCCACAATAAATAGGCTGGTTAAAAAGTACTTAATCTTTCTAGTCAACTAAGGATCCCCTAAGTAAAACAATATTTTTGTTTACTTGTTAATTATAGCAGAACTTAGTTTAAGATTAAGTTAAACTGTTTACTTGTACAATGATTCCATCGACAACTGAAAGCAGTTGTGGTCCCTCTGGATTAATAGTTCCTGTAAACCCATCAGGTCCTAATGCGCCAGTCTTAGTTAAAAACAAACCGTACTCATTATTATTGGTAAGACCAGATGAGATAGCATTGTAAGCAGTTTCAGTATAATTTAAACACCAAACTTCTTTATCTACAGCAAAGTTTGGATAAGGAACACCTAGTGTTAGTGTAAAACTTGCATGCTCTCCAAAAGATTTAAATGTCCAAGACTGTGGAACACCTGCTGTTACAGCATAATTCATGTAAGCATCTACTTGTGGAGTTCTTGCAATTCCAATTGATGCTCCCATTGTAGCGTGATTAAAGTATCCGTAGTCAAGGTTATAATTGCTTGCTTCTTGAAATGATTTTAATGGCAAGTATGCAGGAAGACCTGCAACTACAAGTCCATTTGTATACTCTGTCCAAGACGGAGTTCCTGGTGGATAGCCTGGATTTCCTGGATTAGTAGATCTTATAAATAGTTGTCCTGGATTTCCATAAGGGCTTCCTACTGGAATACTTACAATTCCGCCGATTGGATATGAAGCACCGTTGTTGTATTCGCCTAGGTAGTTTGGGTATTGACCATCTTGTCCTGCTGGGCCCGACCCGCCTGAAGAACTGAGTGATCCGTCACCCATTAAAAATTGAGAGGAGTTTCCTGGAAAAGTTACGCCAGGTGTTGATGTAAATGTAAATGGCATATTAGCGCTCCAAAATTAATACTGCTACTGTTGATGTTCCAACTGCATAAATCTGATGGTTAGGTGCTAAGTCTGCACTCCAAATTTGTCCAGCCGCTAATTTAATTCCGTAGTTAGATGATGTAACTGATGCGTTACCGATATAAACTGGAGCAGAAGCATCTGTGTTTTGTACTGATATAGTATTTGCAGTATCAATAGAGTCGTCAATTGTTAACTCTTGAGCTGTTGATGTTAAAGTTAAATTCCGTGTGCGTAGCATGTTTACTCCTAATGTTGGGGGATTCCCACATATAAATTATACCCTATTTGGGATTATCTGTCTTATAAAAGCCATTACCTTTAAACTGTATGCCAAATGGTGTGAAGTGTCTTGTCATTCCCGCCTCGCATTCAACACAAGTGTATCCTGGATCTTCATCCATAATTGATCTATGAGTTGACATTGTTGGATGTGCATCATCATATGAGCACTTGTATTCGTATACTGGCATTACCTATCCTTTAATTATAATGAGCAGTTTCGGGACATACTCAGGTCCATCCTGCGGGTAACGGCCCGCTATCTGCGACTTCCCAGTGACGGGGTGCAGATTTCTATTATACCTTACTTGATTTTAATTGTTTTAGGCTTTTTTTCTTCTGGAACAATGCGATCCACATTAATATGTAGCATTCCGTCTTTTAGCTCTGCACCAGACACTTCCATGTATTCACCTAGGGCAAAAGATCTGACGAACTTTCTGCCAGCAATACCTTTGTGAACAATTTCTGCATCTGTAACCTCTACAATTTCACCCTTAATAATAAGCGTTCCATCTTCTATTGAAACACTTACATCTTCTTTGGTAAATCCTGCAATAGCAAGTGATAGCCTATATGTATCTTCATCTAATTTAAGAAGATCATATGGAGGATATGATTGAGAGTTAATTTTGTGTGCACTATTTAGACGGGCTAGGTCCCTATTAAAGCCAATAAAAAAAGGATCATTAAATAGATCCATTGCGAATTGTGTTACCATGTTATTCCCCTTTCAAGCGAATAAATTAATATACGGACCCTCTATTGAGCAGTCCGTATACTATTATAGCAAAATATTTATATCTTGTCTATTTCTTCTTAGCCCTTACTTTAGCAAGTGCTTCAAAGTCCTTTACCTTGGTATCCCCTAGGTATCCCCAGGCATATCCATCGGCAATCATTTGTTCATTAACTGATACTTTAGATCCATCTAGGAATAGCCATCCAAGGATGCGTCCATATTTCTCAGATGAGTCTATCTTCTCTGTCTTAATGACAACTTCTTTAGCGTCTTTAATCTTAGACTTTACATACTCTTTAGCTTCAAGCCCCAAAACCTTTTCGGCTTTATTAGTTGTTCTGCTTTCTGGAGTATCAATTCCAGCCAGTCTAACTCTTGAACTAAATGATATGTCAAAACCTAGATCAATATCTACGTCTATTGTATCTCCGTCTACTACGTTAGTTACTTTCTTAACATGGTATTCGTACATTACTTCTTCTTTACTGCCGCCTTCTTTACAGGGGCCGCCTTCTTTGCAGGTGCAGCTTTTGGTGCTGGTGCATCCCAATCTGGGCGAGCAACTGACATTACAAGACTATACGCTCTCTTCTTAAGAAATACGCCGTCTCCGTTTGCTTGTGATCCCTTTGAGCTTCCTGAAGTGTTGCCTTCGTAGCAATGCAAATTCTTTCCATCATTCTTTACAACAATTCCAACGTGTTCTGTGTCTGTTGGCTTCTTATCGAAGTTAAAGAATACAACATCTCCTGCTTGTGCTTGCCCAATTGGAACAATTCTCTTGTTCTTTGCAAACCACTGTGCTCCTGCATCACATGATGCAAAGCCCTTCTTTGTTGAAGCGGCAACTAGGTGAACTAGGCCTGCATCATCAAAGCATCCTGAAACGAACATTGCACACCATGGTTGGTGATTCATTCCGTATCGCTTTCCAAAAACTGTATCGTTATTTGGTCCTTCTGCATATCCCTCATCAGCATACTTCTTTGCTGCTGCTATAACCTTTGCGGCTAGTGGGTGTGTTGTTTCTGCCATTTTATTTCTCCTTTATTTTAGTTGACTTGTTTATAGTATAGCATTTTTCTTATTTGAGCGGATGATGAGAATCGAACTCACCCCTTCTGCTTGGAAGGCAGAGGCACTACCAATATGCAACATCCGCATTGTGCCCTCGGCAGGAATCGAACCTGCGACGCAGACCTTAGAAGAGTCTCGCTCTATCCCCTGAGCTACGAAGGCATAGACTAATCATTTGGAATATCTTGATCCAGATCCATTTCAATCAATCCCATTTCTTTTGCAAGCTTTTGACCCTCTGGGCTTAAGCTAATAATTGCTTCTAGATCTTCATTGTATTCAATGTGAGCAAGACCCTTTTCATACAAATCCATTAAGGACTTATCTACATAATCTATATGCGATTGCCAAAGTTCTGGTGCTAATTCTTTTGCGCTATCACTAATTGAATAAATTATTTCTCCGCTTTCGTCAACACCTTCAAAACTTACGGCACCTATCTCTAAGTAGTATGCAAGCCTTGCATCATTTGCTTCATCTTCTGTCATAGCGTCTCCCTGTGCAACAAGTAGGACTTGAACCTACGATTACCGAATTATGAGTTCGGGGCTTTAACCAACTAAGCTACTGTTGCCTAGGTGTCTATTATAACGTGCCGTCTTCATTTTTGTCAATAGTTTCTTCTACTATTTGCTGAACATAATCTGAAAAATGTTTTCTTATGTTACCCATTGGCCTGTGGCCAGCAAGTTTCCATATTCTTTTATATTCGATTACATTAGAAAATGTAGTTGGGCAAATAACTATTCCATTGTATTCTTTTAATACAGTAGGTAGCGGTACGTGCTTTCCACAACACTTACATTCTTTTGCTTTTTCTTGATACGTGCTCATATTATTTGCATCCTGTCCATTGCGTCTTTTAAGTTTTCTGGCATTCTCGGAGCTCTAATCATATTATAAGAACTTGTTTCTCCGTCTGCCTCTGTTCCAAAATCATTGTCGTAACTCATTGACTCATAGGTATGTATATTAACTTCCTGATTAGAATCAAATTTGCTTCTGCTTATTGAATTATAAATTGATCCACAAACTGCGTCCGCTAGGTCCTTAGAACCTTTTCTTGGGTGGTCAACCTTGTCTCTCATAATTCTAAGCTGGCATAGTTCGTCTATAAGCAGTGGTATGTGTGGCCCGACTACTCTTTCTTCGGCAACAACCATTGCCATATCATCATAATGCTTTTTAGCGACAGACAGAATTTCTGTATTGATGCCGTATTGTTTTAGTTGTTGCATCATATCATGTGAATTCCATCTGTCAAAGGTACATACACGAATTTTAAATCCTCGTGTTTTTAATGAAAGAATATAGTCTTTAACTTCTGTAAAGTCTACAGACTTATCTTTTGTTGGTGTCCAATATCTTACTGCGTCTATCTCAACAATTGGTGCAGGCTGTGAATAAGTGTCTGTTACTTTTATGTTAACCCATTTATTAACGTGAGCCATTGCAACTGCACAATGGTCATGCTTTTGAGCAAGGTCAACGTGTATAAAGTATTCCTTATCTGGATCTGGTATAAACCATTCTTCTAATCTACCGAAGTTATCTACCGCTAGGTGAGCTTTATTAAAAGCTTTCTCAACCTTTTCTCTTGACTTAAAGAATGCATCAACTGCATCAGGTGGCATACATGCAAAACGTGATAAGGCGTCCATAGGGTTTGTAAAAAATGCAACCTTAAAGTCATCAATCTTTCTTACTGGATTAACTTCCCAAGTTGGTCTCTTTAAAGCATATACTCTAGGAATTTTATATGAAAGTATATGGTCTTCTTCCCATTGAATCTCAAACTCATTACCTACCGTTCCGTCTGGAAGATCTTCATCCATTTTAAATTTGTGATCACGGACTACCGTCTCCACATCTGCAACAACAGCGTTGTATCTTTCTTGAATGTAATCGTTTTTATATCTAGGAAAGGAAAGAAGAATAACTTTACCAAAGTCTGGGAAACGAGAGTCTACTGATGCACGATACATATTATATATAGCGGCACCTGTCTTTGCTTGATCGTGCCCTGTTGTATTTTCAATTGCAAAACCTGAAATCTCATCAAGGATAACAACAATAACGTTATATCCTTCCCAAGCTTCACGCTCAGAGTGGCCAGAGTGTACTGTTATTGCTTTATCAAACTTAACTTCCGCCGCTTTGTCGCTATACTTACCAGCAAACCAAGGTGACTTATCAATTCTTGTTTTAAATCCTTTAAAGAATACGTTGCTTGCCTGCTGTGAGTTAATAGCAATGTTAATAATATCAATGCTATCTCCTGGAGGCTTTCCGTAGTATGTAGCTGGATCTTTTAGGCACAATAGTAAATATACTATATAGGCAACTGCAATTGTTGAGCAGTAATCTTTTCCCGATCCTTTGCCAAGCTGGGCAACTACTTCATTTGCAGTTTGCTTAAATCTTATTCTTCCTTCTTCTTCTCCAAATAATTTGATAAGTGTTGAGTCTTTATAAATTTGCGAGCTTTTTTCGATAAGCGTGTACTGATAGTCGGAAAGTTCTGGAAGCCCAAGGTATTCTGGACTTCTAACAAACGTTTTAAGATCGACTGGTTTTTCATCGAACTCCTCTCCATCAAGCATGTCGATAAGGTCGGTAAACTCAAACGACATCGGCTTCCTCTACTGGGACTGACTCGATTACTCCAGTTATTTGGGATAATCTCTTTGCAACTTCCATCTTACACTTAGGGCATGTTGATGTAGTTTCTTTTAAAATCTTAACAAGAATGTCTTGCTTGCGTTCTGTCTCTGCAATTTGAGATGCAATTTCATTATTTTCAAGTACTCCAATTGATTGAAGCATTGCAATTCGTTTAGTCTCTATGTCTGCAATAAGCTTTAGTGAACCAGACTTAACTGCTAACTGTCCAGATTGATCTGCATCTTCTACGGTCTTCCACGCTTCTTTGATAAGCATGGCATAGTGTTGATCCGCCCCTGAGATGGCTTCTCGAGCACGATCTCTGATGTTGCTATCATTATGGACAACGTCTTTCCAGTCATCGATTAGCTCAAGGACTTCTTTGCGTTGTATTCCTGTAGTGGTGGCAATTTGTGTGGGTGTGCTTCCTTTTAGAAGTTCTTCAACTACCCTGTTCATTCTGTCAAAATGTTCTGACAATTCTATTTCGCTCATTAATACAGTATACTTTCAGTCGACTAAAATGTCAATCAGAATTAGCCCTGGCAATCTTATATAGGACTAAATATCCAATTAAATCATCAATATCGTTGTCTCCAGCATATCCTTGGTTATTCTTTACCCTATTTAATTTATCATCAATACGAACTTTTAATTGCTCTGTTGAGTCCGCCGTTGAAAATATTCTTGCTGGCTCAAGGGCAGAGTTGCCGTACGAGATATTCTTTTCAATTAACATATGTGCAATTTCATGGCATGCTCCCCAGATCTTATTACCTGCTGGTGCACCTACTGATCTTAAATATAAATCATTGCAACTAAAATTGCTAACATCTTCATATACCGCCTTTAGCATTATCGTCTCCTAATTAATTGAAACTGTTCTAGGTATCTCTGTATGGTCATAGCAGAGACTTTACATTCATCGGCAATTTCAGTTACCGTTTTCTTTTGAACTACATATCTTCTATGCAGCCAATCTTTACTTTGATATAACTTCATCGCTCTGTTAGTACTTTGTTAGCATAATGTGCAATACCAAAGCTATCTGCAACGTCAAAATCCACCACATTTAAATTATACTTCCTGTTAAAGTAGTCAGCAGTTCTCTGCTTTCTCATGTTCCTTAATTTGTTTTGATACCAAGAGTCGGCATAGCCTGGGTTAAGTGCTCTTATTGCCTGCTTCTCTTCTTTGGTTGGGTTCTTATTGCCTATGTATGCCTGCCAAGAGGATGGGGCTATTGTAATAACCTTTGCTCCAGTAGACATCAACTCTGCTATAACAACTCCATAAACATATGATAGTTTAATTACAGCATCTGCAGACTTTACAAACACAGCACCTTCAACTACAATATAGTCTGATCTTAACTCTTCAAGCATTGAATGCATTTTATTCTTTGCATCGTGTATCTTTTCATATATATCAAGGCCATGCAGTTCAATCTTGCCCCACTTTAATGGGACATCATTTTCCATCAAGCAAAAAGCAATAGAGTTTGTTGAAGCATCTATGCCAAGAACTCTATCTGCTTGTGTCTTTTTCAAACTAGCTAGCGTCATCGATCATCCTAAATAATTTATTTTTAGTATCTATATTAATGCTTTTCTCACAAGTTGAACATAGCATTGAATTGTTATACCTACTTAACTGAGCTTTACATTTTGAGCAAGGCCTTGCAGCACCGCCCCTAATGGCTTTCTTTTCGTAATACTTTTCCATAATTCTTCTGTTGGTTGCAACACGGCAACACTCATCTGTACAGTATTTTTGATTGTGCGTCTTAGGCACAAAATCTTTTTTACATTCAGAGTTAGCGCAGATCATATATTAGATACCGAAAACAAATCAATTTCAACAGTGCCTACAGGTCCACCCTTTGCGTAGCACTCTTTCTTAACTGGGCAGTAAGTACAAGGCATCTTTGATTTAGTAGCACCTTCAGGTCTTTTTGGAAGATCCCCCTCTTTAAAATTATCCCAGACTTCGCACATCCAGGCAAAGGTCTCCTCGATAATCCTTGTATTCTTTTCGTTCATAGAAATTGGAATAACTAGGATTTCTTGAGTATTCTTATTCTCATACAGGAAGAATCCTTCTTTAGCATTCTTCAGCTTCATGTAGGTAAGAAGTTGTAGCATGTGGTTGTCTGTAGGCTTCATCTCTGATTGTCTAGTGTCCCACACCTCTTGCTTTGCTGTTTTAATTTCACCTATTACTGTTTCGCCATCGTACTCCATAATAAGATCTATAAAGCCTCTGATTGGCGGATACTCATTAATAATTTCTTCTTCTTCCGCTCTCCACTCTGGCATAGTAGAAATAAGCTTCTGTAGTCTCTCATGCGCCTGAGTTCCCTGTGCCATATTAGCAACAGCAACTGCATCGTTATCATCAATAAAGACTGCGCCAGAAAATGCCATGTACCAGTATCTAGGACACTTACCATGACCATAACCTAACGAACTTGGACTAAACGACTTCTTGGTCATCTCTCCGTCTGCTCGTTTAGTATTACGATATGACTCATCAAGTAACTGAGCAAACAGCTCAGGATCAAAGAATTTTCCTGTGTGCTTTTTAAATTTAAGGTTTTTTACAATTTCTCTAGCCATTTATGAGTTATACCTAACGACATACTTAAGTGCATCTACAAGTTTGTCTATGGACTCCTTTACTGAATAATATACGTTCTTTTTATTGTTATTTACTGTGCCCGCTTTATCTTTAGCAATAGTTGAATAGATAGAAGACATTACTGCAAATTTAGTTGACATTGCCTGCAGTTCCATAATAAGCATAGGAGCCTTTGCCGAAGGAACATCAGGGTTCATTAAAAGCTTTACAACAATTGCTAACGCCTTATCTAAGTGCTCGTCCTTCATAAACTCGTGAAGGTCATTAAACTCTGTTATGTCACTAATAAGTTCTAGCGTATTCTTATCACTCATGGTTCTCCTCATAAAACTCGATCAGCTCTTCAAGAACTGACCACTCGATAATGCCTAGCCTAACCTTAGACTCTGCTCCTATAATAATCTTTAGCGCTGGATGCATATCTCTATTTACTTTAAAGGTATCTGTACAAATTTTTGCCCAGTTATCTTTATTTAAAGTAAATGATGTTCCTGCTTCTTTATAATCAACAAGGAATTGCTTCCATTGAGCATCACCCTTTTGATAATCTCCTCTTCCGCTATTCTTTTGAGCCTTAGCCCCGTCACGTTTTACTTCTGATCTTTCTGACATTATCCCACCGAGTAAGAGTTTTTATGTCCGTCAGGGCATTCCCAAGATATAGTTGTTGTAGATGCATCCCAAAAATACTCTGTAGAATCTTTGTCACACTTACTGCAAGGCTTTGTTCCGCCTATTCTTTCAAGCTCCGAAGGGAAGATGCGCTCTGGTTTATTAAGAAACTCATTAATGTTTGGCATTTATTTCTCCTATTAATTTGTCTACAACATCTTGATTTTCCTTTAAGTATGCTACAGCCTTTGCACGTCCTTGAAAACGTTCTCCATTTACTGTATACCATGCTCCACCTTTTTCTACTATGCCGCACATTTCTGCAACGTCTAAAGTTTCTCCGACACTGTCTACACCAAGAACACTCCCTTGGTAGTAGAAGTCGTATTGTCCCGATAAATTTGGGGGGCCGAGCTTGTTGTAATCAACAATCCAGTTAACTGGCCTGCCAACTCTTTGTTCAATAATTTTGTCGCCAACTTTAATGCCAGCTTTGATAGCATTAGCCTCAGCTTCAGAAGACCAGAGTTTGATAACTGTGGAAGAGAAGAACTTGACAGCCATGCCGCCCGTGGGGATGTGACTAGCATGCATAGATCCAAACTGATTTCGTTGTTGTGAGATGAGAACAAGTAGTGTGTTTTTGTTTGCATAATTTAACATCTTGACTGCGTGGGTCATATCCTTTGCTTCAGCGCCGATTTGCTTTGTATCTTGCAAATCCTTCATTTCATTTCCGTCTTTTTCAAAATAAATAGCAGG